CACGAGACAAGCGACGTGAATCTGTTCACCATGCAGTTCGACTACGACTTCATGGTGATGTCCGACATGCGGAACCTCGAGCCACTCCCAGAGGGTAAGGGCATGCCGCCGGTTGGTGGCGCGCCTGGCGAAGCCGCGCCGACTGGCCGCGCACCTGGGTCGTTGAACCCACAGGGCGGTGGTGACTTCTACTCCAGGACCTTGGCCGCAATCGGCGGCCGCGCCGCCGCGAAGCTCACGAACGAGGCACTGGGCAAGTACATTCGACAGGTGCCTGGTCTGGGCAGCGTTGCCGACACGATCGGTGGGCTGGTCACGCAGAACGTCGGTGGTGCGATTCTGGGCGTTGGTGGAGCTATCAATCAAAGCTTTGCGGCACCAACCAGGGACCTCGTGGTGGACCGGTCTACCGTATCGAGTGACCAAGCACAGGCTGTCGTTGGTCGTCCACGAGGCGGTGGCTAATGGCTGGCGCTCGCACCACGATGAAGGGTCGCTTCATCGCGAAGAACCCACAGAAGTACCTTGGCAATCCTGGGAACATCATCTTCCGGTCATCCTGGGAGTTGAAGCTCTTTCAGTGGTTGGATCGTACGCCTGCGGTAATGCAATGGGCAAGCGAGGAGTTCAGCATTCCGTACCTGTCGCCAGTCGACAACGCGGTGCATCAGTACTACCCTGACGCGCTCGTGATCTACAAGGACAAGTTCGGGAACCTGAAGAAAGAGATCGTCGAGATCAAGCCCTACAAAGAGACGGTGTTGACGCCAAAGGCAACCGATCGCGACAAGATGGCACTGATCATGAACACTGCAAAGTGGAAGGCCGCTGCACGCTTTGCTGAGCTCCAGGGCATGACGTTCCGTGTCATCACGGAGAAGTCCATGTTCTCGAACGGCCAAACAAGGAAGACAAAATGACCCCAACCAAGTACGTGAACCCACTGGACAACCTGTTCGACGTGGATCCGGCCGGTCCGAACGAGATGGTGGAGTACGAGCAGATCACCGAAGGCGAGATCGCCGAGATGGCTGCACCTACCGACAAGGCGCCTGAGAAGGATGCCGAGGACGCTGAGGTCGACAAGAAGATCGACGCGGTGTATGATGCGGCGCTGGAGACCTTCCAGAACCAGATGGCATACACCGAGATCATTGAGCCTCGGTACGCCGCGCGGAACGCTGAAGTCGCCGCTTCGTACCTGAACATTGCCCTGCAAGCGGCCGCAACACGTGCCCGTGTCAAGGGCGATCGCAAGCGACAGGCTGGCTTCATCCCAGGCATGGGTGGCAAGGTCACGAACAACACGATCGTCGCTACTCGGGATGAGATCATGAGGATGATCGCAGTCGACGCGGAGCACAAAGAGGTCTGAGGCGCCTAAATAGCGCTAGCACATTGGAACCCGAATATGAGTCTCCTGAAACAAATCACCAAGCCGATTAGCGAGATGTTCGCCGATCAGGGCTCGGGGCACTCTGAATCAGAGAGCTCCAAGCGCAAGTTCGTCGTGACCCTGAAGGGCAAGGACGGTTCCGAGATCGAGAAGAACGTGAAGGCGTACTCGATCACTGACATTCAGCACCACTTCGGCAAGGCCTTCGTGTCGGCTGAGCTGCATCCTGATGAGCAGCGCTTCTCGTCTGACGATGAGGAAGACGACGACCGCACGGCCGACGAGGTGGACGCCGACGATGAGCCATCGCGCCCAACGCCAAAGCAGCGTGCTCGCAATGCCGCCGAAGCCGGTCGTGGTCAGAGCGCTCGTGACGCTGAGGTTCGAGAGACCGTAAGCCCAGGCGAAAAGAAGAAGAAGGACTTCGACTTCCAACGCATGATGGCTGGCGCGATGAGCCGCGACGAGTACAACAAGAAGTGGAAGATCGGCAAGTACGCTCCTCCAAAGAACAAGCTCGCTGGGCCAGGCGGCGTGTACAAGAACCTGCTCGTGAAGCTCGGTGAAGGTGCAGAAGACGGATACGGCGCGATGGTCGTGAAGTTCGGCTTCCAGCGTGCGAAGGCGGCTGGGACCTACCGGAACAAGAACGTCCCGGGCGCTGGCACCATTCGCATCAACCAGCACGGTCACTGGACGCACAGCGACGTTGGCACCACTGACGCCACGAAGGATTACGAAGGCACGACGGTCAGCTCGCTTGAGCGGCACCTGAAGGCTGAAGGGTTCATGACCGAATCCGCTGAGTGCAAGCCGCCAGCTGGGCTGGACGCTGAAGAGAAGTACGCGTACCGCAAGGGCTGGCAGAATCCAGACGACACCCCAGAGGACTGGGAGTTCAAGTCGAGCTCCAAGCAAGGCAAGGCGTTCATGCGCGGCCGTTCCGACTGCAAGGGCGTTGACGAGTCGATCATCACTGAGATGGCGAAGCGCACCACCCCTGCCGAGTTCTACAAGCTGGCCGTCAAGAAGCACGGTGAGAAGAACGCTCGCTTCATGAGCTGGGCAATGATCAAGGCCGTCGCCGATGAAAATGACATTCTGATTCCAGCGTACATTCGCGGTCAGAAGCGTGGTCGTGGCATCTGGGACGGCATGCCAAAGGACATGAAGGCAGCAGCGCACGAGCCATCGATCGCTAGCAAGGAAGAACCAAAGGCGCCGAGCAAGGACGCTGTCGATCGTACGACCGCTCGTCTGGCTGCTGATGCCGTTGCGAAGAGCACGCCGAAGGCAGAGCCAAAGAAGGCGGAAGAGCCAAAGGGCGCTCCAGTTCCAGAGAAGAAGGAGCACTACGAGAAGCACGACTTCCCAGATGTCGAGTTCGCCTGGACGACAACATACTCTGAACCGCGTGATCTGTACGCGGCGATCAAGCAGCACCACGGTGTTGAGCACACTGACACGCAGCGCGTGCAAGTTGGCAAGTCCAGCACCGGTCGCTTCGGCATTGTGCTTGCCACGTACTACATCCTGAAGAAGGGCACGCAAGACGTGCTAGGTCGTTGGACGGTCACCGGTGGTGACAAGATCCTGGGCCGCGGCATGGTGGCATACGGTGAAGGCAATGTCGCGATGTCGAAGAAGGCAATCAAGAACCGCGACGACAACATGTACGGTTTCCTGATCAAGCCACAACACGGCTCGCCATTCGTCTCAGTTGGCACGCAGCACTCGCACGGTCCATGGGACAAGTTCAGCGCTGAAGCAAACGTGCGCGACAAGTACGAGCACTACGCGTACGACGACGAGTTCGGTCACGGCACCATCCAGGTCGTCAAGGTCGTTAAGAAGAACGGAAAGTGGGAGCGAGCATGAAAGTCAAGGACCTAATCAAGGTTCCAGCGCTGAAGCCGCGCGACACTGCTGGCCAAGCCGTTCTCGCTGCTAAGCGTAACGCCGGCGGTGCAATGCGCGACAAGGCGAAGGAACAAAAGCGTGGGATCTTCAAGCACAAGGGCCGCGCGTACGAGGAAATGATGGAGGGCACGATGCTCGGCGCGGCGCAGGCGCAGCGCAAGCTCGGCTCCCGAGTGGAGTACGAGGACTACGACACGTGGAAGAAGGATCTACCACCAAAGTCGACGTTCAACATCAGTGATGCGGACGGCAAGGAGCGCGCACAGGCGATTGGCAAGGACTTCGAAGGCGTTGCTGGCACGTGGGACCATGAGACCGACAGTGGCTGGATCTACGAGTACTACCTGAAGAAGAGCAATCTGGCTGAAGGTCGTCGGCACGTGTACGGTCCTGGCGATGAGACCCTGATCAACCACCCAAGAAAGCTGATGAACCGCATCGGCAATGGCGATGAGGTCAAGGTCATGACCAAAAGCGGCGTGGCAAAGATCATGAAGGTCCAGTTCTACAACGGCGGCACGATGTACAAGCTGGATCGCAAGGTCAAGCTGGATGATGGCGACATGAGTGAGTGGGTCGCTGATCGCGATGTCTCACTTGACCTCAGCAAGGGTGCAGCCCCATCGGCCAAAGAATTCGCGCGCAAGCACGCAATGGGAGTATGAGATGATCACCGAAGGCTGGATGAATCACAAGGGTGGTCGCTTCACGGCTGACATCTCTGAGATCGACATGCACACCAAGAGCACCGGCAAGGACGTGCATTGCCCAGGCTGCAAGGCGAAGCTGAAGCTCACGGACTTCACGGTCCGCAAGGACGATGAAGGCGACGTCAGCACCTGGTCCCTGAAGCATGACTGCGGCGCTGACCTGACGATTTTCAACGAGAGCTCGGAGCCGAGCGGTAAAGCAATCATGGCGAAGTCGGACGTTGAAGTGCTACAGAAGTATGGTGTTTCGCCAGCACAAATGTCCAAAGCTCGCAAGTTGGTTGCTGGCGGAATGTCACACGAAGAGGCTGCAAAGAAGGTTATGGAAACACAGTTGACGTTCAAGCAGTTCCTGCTCAGTGAAGCCAAGAAGGGTGGTCCGCTCAAGGGCACCGACATGGTTGAGCCGCACGACTACAGCGTGAAGCTCCTGTCGGTCGGCAAGACCGGCAAGTGGCCAGCGCTGAAGGGCGAGATCTATGAGAAGGACGTGCTGATCGGTACGTTCAGCCGTGGTTCAACTCGACAAGGGTACGTGCCGCCGATCGAGTCGAAGTTCCGTACTGACCGCGCAAAGATGCGCTTCATGGACTTCGCAGACAGCCTGTCGGTCGAAGAGACCATCGAGGCGCTGCTTCCAAAATCGGCATTCCGATGAGACTCGGCGAACTGATCCCTATCAGCCATAAGCTGGCCCCTAAGGGGTCGGTGCCGGCTGGCAAGGCGAAGACCGCCGAGCTCGGGGTCATTGGCGTTTCCGTCGGCATCGGACAGCCAACAGGCGAGACTTCAAAATCCACACCGCCAATGCCGAAGTACAAGACACTCCCAGGCCAAAAGCAGGGTACGCCGTTCACCATCAAGGTCAAGCAGGACACGGCACTCGGTGGCACGACACCAACCCCGATGATTCGTCGGCCGATGTTCTAAGGAACCCACATGCCAGCCCCAGCACTCACACACCTTGCCAAGAAGCGCCACATCTCGATCGATCGAGCAGAGCACCTTTGGCACAAGGCAAAGGGCATCGTCTCCAAGGAGTACGGTCCTCAAGGCAAGAACAAGGGGTACTGGCCACTCGTAATGGGCATCACGAAGAAGATGATGGGCATGAACGAGGACCTGACGGAAGACGAAGTCGCAATGGCACACGCTGAACCAATGTCAAACCTGCTGTCGATGCTGATGCTGGCGCGGAACGTAGCGCACATGTGGCACTGGAAGGTCAAGTCGTTCTCGATGCACCTGGCGCTTGGCGAGCTGTACGAGGGGCTCTCTGACATGATGGACGAGCTGGCTGAGATGCACATGGGCGCGCACGGCCAAGACTCATTCCACGTCGATATCTCTCCACCGAACGGCTTCAGCGAGCAAGACCCGCTGGAGTTCGTGAACCAACTGCACGCGTTCCTGCACGACGCTCATGACAAGATCCCGCAAGACGGTTTCATCGTGAACAAGTTCGAAGAGCTGCAGGCCATGGTCGCCAAGATCAAGTACAAGCTGGAAAATCTGAAGTGAGCACACCATCTGATTGGGCGCCGGCCGTCGTGAAGTTCGACAAGCTGGATGACCTGCCAAAGGGCAAGCCAAACACCGGCGACCAGATCATGGCCGCGATGCGTGCGTTGCACAAGATGATTCACGCGCAGGCGCACGCGTACGGTGGCAAGAACTCGAAGCTCCTGCCAGTCGGCATCGCTGAGAAGTCGCTGCTCAAGAGCGTTGCGAACCCACAGCTTGATGAAATCGCGACCGCCTCAGTGGACGACAATCTCGAGGCAGCGTACATGTGCTGCAACCGGCTTCAGCGTCACCTTGCTGAACAAGGCGACGAAGAAGGCCTGGACCTGTTGCTTGACATCTTCACGCACGTGAACAAGGGCCTCGCGGTCTCGTACGGAAAATGAAAGTCAGCGAACTGCTCAAAGCGCGGAAGCCTAAGCTCCCAGTGTTCTCACGCGCCAAACCCGGAACAAAGGATGATTCATCCTACGATTATGGGGTGTCATCGCGTGTCGTCGACTGGAGCCAGCTCCCTGAGAGGGAGTCCAGAGGAACGATGGTCGAAAGTAAGCGACCAGCTGGTGCTCCAAAGTGGCACGACTCGGACGCACCTGACGCGAACGGGAAGTTCAAAGAGCTCGGGGTCAATGACCTGGCTGACTGGCTGATCAAGACTCGCGGTGGCGACATGCAGAAGATCAGCGGCTCGCTGACGCAGCAGATCGTCTTCAACCGCAAGAAGAATCCATCGTACGCCAAGAAGATGGAGAGTGTGCGTGCTGCGGTGAAGCGCAAGCTGCAGAAAGAAGGGCTTCATGAAGAGGTCACCGATGGCGAGAAGAAGCGACGTCAAGAGCTGTACGCAAAGTGGCGTGAGCTGATCAACATGTCGGCTGCTTCGATCGAGGCGTTCAAGGCCTCACAAACCGCCAAGGGCAAGAAGGATCCGAAGAAGTACCCTGGCCTGAAGCCAAAAGCCGCGGCGAAGATTGGCATCTCCTCAGGCGTGCAGAGCGCGTCTTGGATCGCCAAGATGAAGAAGACGCCCGTCAAGGACTGGACTCCTGAGATGTGGAAGTGGGCCGGCAAGCAGGTCTCGTTCGTGTCTCGCATGAAGGGCAACGCTGGCGCGCTGCGTGACGAGAACGGCGAACCAACCCGGAAGCTGCTCAGCCTCCGTATTTGGGGTCACAATCCACGCTGAGCGCCGGCAGGCGCTTAATAGCGGATGAACATCTGCTACATTCACGGGTTGAACTCGTCACACCGTTCCTTCTCCTATCTCGTGAATGAGATGGATGAGGGCAAGCACATCATGATCGACTACGACTCGCGACAGCGACTCGAAAGCTCGATCACGCAGGTCATGCGATTCATTCCGAAGAAGGAACCAGTCACACTAATCGGCCATTCACTGGGTGGAGTGATCGCGATGCTGATCGCCGGCCGCCAGCTAGCGAACGTAGATCGCGTGATCACGATCAGCTCGCCACTCGCCGGCTCTCAAGCCGCGGTGTACGCACGCTGGGTGGTGTCTGGAATCCCGGTGATTGGTGACATCACCCCAACCGCGTCGCACATCCGTGAGATCGCCGGCTTCAATCCAAGCTTCCCAGTCCTGTCGATCGTCAGCACCAGTGGATCGCTGCCGACCTCCAAGGAACCGAACGACAGCGTGGTCTCCGTCGCCTCACAGCGCGCACTCGCGGCAGCCAAGAAGGTCGAGGTGAAGGCAAATCACTTCGAGGTTCTGATGCACGAGAAGATGGTGGAGCAAGTTCGGAAGTTCATGTATGGCTAAGAATCCAAACCTCAAGCGCGCACACGCGACGAGTGAGTTCACCTCTGGAAACATCCAGGAGCTGATGCGGTGTAAGAAGGATCCGATCTACTTCATGGAGACGTACGTCAAGGTCCAGCACCCGACGAAGGGCATGGTCCCGTTCGTACTGTACCCGTACCAGAAAGAGATGGTGATGGCCATCCACGAGAACAAGGACACGATCCTGTTGTGTTCTCGTCAGATGGGTAAGACCACCGTCGCCGCAATGTACATCCTGTGGTTCGCCACGTTCCATCGCGCGAAGCGCTGCGTGATCGCCTCGAAGGCGATGGCACACGCGGTCGAAATTCAGTCGCGCGTGAAGTTCGCGTACGAAGAGCTGCCGCAGTGGCTCAAGGCCGGTTGCACGTTCTACAACCGAACGTCGATCGAGTTCGACAACAAGTCCGTCATCATCTGCGAAGCGACGTCGGAAAAGACGGGTCGGGGTTCCTCGCCATCGATCATCTTCCTGGACGAAATCGCATTCATCTCACGCCGCATTCAGGACGAGATGTGGGGCTCACTGACGCCAGCGCTGTCAACCGGTGGTAAGTTCGTGATCACCTCGACGCCGAACGGCGACAGCGATCTATTCGCGACGCTGTGGCGTGGAGCGAACTCTGGGCAGAACTCATTCAAACCGCTGCAATTCCTGTGGTGGCAGCACCCGGATCGTGACAAGAAGTACTATGACGAGATGGTTGGCAAGCTCGGACCTATTCGCGCCCGTCAAGAACTGGACTGCGAGTTCCTGTCCAGCGACGCGCTGCTCGTCTCCTCGATTCGCCTGAACCAACTGCGCTGGACACCCGCGCTGTGGGAGTCGCTTGGTTTCAAGTTCTGGGTTCCAGAGGAAGTGCTAGGCGGCCGCGACAAGATCTACATGGTGTCGCTGGACCCGGCAACCGGCAGCGGCGCGGACTTCACCGCGATCGAGGTGTTCGACTTCCCAGGCCTGAACCAGATCGCGGAGTATCGCACGAACGACGTGAACATCCCGATGATCTACGCGAAGCTCAGTTGGCTGCTGCGGAAACTCACCGAGCTCAAGGCCGACGGTCGTGCTGAGGTGATGTGGACGTTCGAGCGGAACGGAGTTGGTGAAGCAATTGGCGCGCTGTACTTCAACGACGAGCGACAGGTCGAAGAGGCGGAGCTGGTCTCTGACCCTGGCAAGTTCGGAATGGTCACGTCCGGTCGACAGAAGGTGCTCACCGCGTTGCAGCTCAAGAGCCTGATCGAGAAGGTCAAGGACGGGCTGAACGTGAACTCCAAGGACCTGATCTACGAGTTGAAGCACTTCGTTTCCAA